ACTTTTTTTATTTTACAGTTGATACAGATACTGCTACAAGTGGAAGTATTAAGGGAGGAGGAGTTGGCTGTTCCGTTGGACCAGTCACATTAAGCGCATGATAAAACATTTTGTAAATTGGATAAAAGCCTGGGTAGGTATCAAGGATGAGGAAATGGATCCTCATGCTGAATTATATTTAAAAGGAAAAGAATCAGATATTCCAAAAGGTTATTGTGATGAACATAATAAATATAAACATCGTTGTCCTATGTGTAGAGAATTGGCAGGAGTAGAATAATGGCCGGGCTAAGCGCATCAGGATTAAAAACACAAATAAGAAGTTATACAGAAACAGACTCTACTGTATTATCAGACTCTGTTTTAGAAAATATAATATTAAATGCACAATATAGAATATTTAGAGATGTACCTATTGATGCTGATAGAAAGCAACAAATAGGTAATTTAGTTGTAGGTCAAGAAAGTATCAACGCTCCAGCAGGTGCAGTGTTTGTTAGAGGCATACAGGTTTATGATTCAACATCCGCTACAACTGGTGCTAATGTTTGGTTAGAAAAAAAAGATGTTACTTATCTACAAGAATATATTTCTTCAACAGAATCTGCGAAAAGAGGTCAACCAAAATATTATGCTATGTTCGGTGGTGCTACGGGTGAGTCGGACACTACATCTGGAAGAATGATATTTGCCCCTGTGCCGGATTCAACTTACAAATTTAGAATTCACTATAATGCAGCTCCTGCACTATTAGAGAATGACGATACCAATTATATTAGTCTTAACTTTCCAAACGGGCTATTATATTGTTGTTTATCAGAGGCATATGGCTTTTTAAAAGGTCCGATAGACATGTTGACTTTATACGAAAATAAATATAAACAAGAAGTACAAAAGTTTGCTAACGAGCAAGTTGGTAGAAGACGAAGAGATGACTACACTGATGGCGCTGTTCGTATACCAGTAAACTCAGCAAACCCATAGGAGATAAATTATGGCAATTACATCTGCAATTTGTACAAGTTTCAAACAAGAAATTTTAGTTGGAACACATAATTTTACTGCATCAAGCGGTGATACTTTTAAAATAGCTTTGTATACAAGTTCAGCATCTTTAGGTGCTGCAACAACTGCTTATTCAACTTCAAACGAAATTTCAAACACATCTGGATCTGCATATTCTGCGGGTGGTGCAACCTTAACAAGTGTTACTCCAACAACTTCTGGAACTACAGCTTTCTGTGATTTTGCAGACGTTAGTTATACTTCAGCATCTTTTACAGCAAATGGTGCATTAATTTATAACTCTTCACAATCTGACAAAGCTGTTGCCGTTATCGCTTTTGGTGGTGACAAAACAGTATCTAGCGGAACATTTACAATTCAATTTCCTACAGCAGACGCATCTAACGCAATTATCAGAATAGCATAGGAGGCCACCCATGTCGGTGACTTCAGGATGGGGCAGACTCACTTGGGATCAATCTCAATGGGGTGGTTCTACAGTTTTAACCACAGGATTTGGTGCTGAAGATTGGAATAATGGTTCTTGGGGACAAATAAATGACGAAATAATTTTTCCAACAGGGATATCTGCAACCATATCTTTAGGAGAAGTTGTAGGATATTCAGCTCAAGGTTGGGGTAGAGATTTTTATGGAGAAGAACCATGGGGTGAAAGTTTTGATCCTGTAATTACACCAACAGGTTTTGAATTAAGTATATCTCTAGGACAGACAGAAGAATCTAATCAAAGGGGTTGGGGAAGACTCTCTTGGGGCACAGCTGATTGGGGTGAAGGCAGAGATGAAACTGTATCTATTTCAGGTGTAGAAGCAACAGCTTCTATAGGAAGTATAACTCCAGCTTTCACATATTTATTAGAAGTAGGTCCTGCGTTTAAAATGACAGGAGAAGTTGGTGATCTTGGTTTAGGTTTAGGTGTTAACGTTTCAGGTGTAGAATCAACTTTTGCAACACCAACTTTATCGTACGCAGGAACTTTAGTTGGATGGGGTAGAGATGCTTGGAACGATAATTCTTGGGGCGAATCGCCTAATCAAGTTATAGGTTTAGTTGGCAACGATGCAACTGCAAGTGTGGGATCAATATCTCCAGCAGATGTGGTTGGTATATCTGGTCAAGAGGCAACAACAAGTGTTGGTAGTGTTAGTTTTGTAATTAGTCCAACGGCTTCTGTAACTGGATTATCTTCTACAGTTAGTTTAGGAACTTTAGGCTTAGAATTTGGTCCAGCAGCTATTAGTGGTGTGGCTGCAACAACAAACGTTGGAACTTTAGGTTTAGAATTTGGACCTGCAGAAATAACAGGTATTGAAGCAACAACAAGTATTGGAACTTTAGAGATTGGACCTGTTTCTTTAATAGATTTAACAGGTGTTTCAGCAACGTCCTCCATTGGTTCTATTTTACCCGCAGATGTCATGGGTTTATCTGGAATAGCTGCAACAGTATCAGTTGGTTCTATTTCACCCGCAGATGTTGTAGGTTTAAATTTAGATGCAATTAATGCTTTACAAGGAGAGGGTGGTGTTGAAGCATACGCTAATATAAATACGGGTTCAAATGGATCTTTCAGTAATGTTGACACTGGTTCAAATACATCGTATAGTAACACAACAACAGGATCAAATACGTCCTATTCTGATAAATCAACGGGATCAAATAGTTCATATTCTGATGTTGCAACTGGATCAAATACAAGTTATACTGACGCTGCATAGGAGAAAAATATGGCATCAACATATACTGGACTAGGAGTCGAACTTCAAGCAACTGGTGAAAACGCTGGAACATGGGGGACGAAAACTAATACAAACTTACAAATTTTAGAACAAATATCAGGTGGGTTTACACAACAAGCAGTAACAGACGGAGCTGATACAGATCTTTCAGTATCTGATGGATCAACTGGTGCAACTCTTGCACACAGAATGATAGAATTTACAGGATCGTTAAGTGCTGGAAGAAATGTAACTATACCTATCGATGTTCAAACTTTTTATTTTTTAAAAAATTCAACAAGTGGTTCACAGAACGTAACATTTAAATATGTTTCAGGATCCGGTGACAGTGTAGCCGTTGCACCTGCAACAACTAAAATAGTATTCGCATCAGCTAATGATGGTACAAACCCAGATATTATTGACATTGGAATGGGTGATGTAACACTTACTGGAACACAAACTTTAACAAACAAAACTTTAACTTCACCTAAAATTGGAACTTCAATTTTAGATACTAATGGAAATGAATTAGCTCTGCTTACAGCTACTGGTTCTGCGGTAAATGAATTTACAATCGCTAACGCTGCAACAGGAAATGATCCAACATTATCTGCAACAGGTGGTGATTCAAATATTGATATAGCCATAAAGCCAAAAGGAACGGGTGAAACAGTATTTGGAACAGGTGCTGCTGCAGCAACAATTACAACAAGTGGTACACATGATCTCGTATTAGATACAAACTCAGGAACAAACTCTGGAAGTATTACAATTACTGATGGTGCAGATGGAAACATTAACATAGCACCAAATGGAAATGGTGTTGTTCAAGCCGGTGGTTCAGCAGTAAAAGTTGCAGGTAAAGAATCTATTTGGATTCCAGCAGTTGCTATGTATCCAAACACTACGGCTGGTTGCGCAGATTTAGCACAAGTAGAATTATCAAATGGACCTGAAATTAAAACTTTAGATTTTGACAAAGACTCTGATGAGAATGCTCAGTTTGCTGTTGCTTTCCCTAAATCATGGAATGAAGGCACAGTGACTTTTCAAGCATTTTTTACAGCAGATTCAACAAACACAGGAACTGTGTCTTGGGTGTTAGCAGGTGTAGCTATTGCAGATAATGATAGTATCAACACTGCTTTTGGAACAGGTGTAGCACCAACAGCAAAAGCACACAGTGGCACAGCAAACGATTTAGACGTTACAGCAGAAAGTGGAGCGATTACAATAGCGGGATCTCCTAGCACAGATGAGGAAGTTTACTTCCAAATAACAAGAGATGTATCAGCAGACTCATTAACTGCGGATGCAAAACTATTAGGTATTAAACTATTCTTTACTACTGATGCTGCTAACGACGCATAATAGGAGGAATACGTGAAACAAATTAAAACAGATAATTTTGGTTTTAAATCAAATAATCGTAAAAAATCTTTTGGCTATCAAATTTTAGGTTTTGGTTCTGGCGGAGCTGGACCAAAATTTGTAGCGGCTACTGGAGGATGTATAACAACATCTGGAGATTTTAAAATTCACACATTTAACAGTCCAGGTACTTTCTGTGTTACGTGCGCAGGTAGCGTTGGCGGTTCAAATTCAGTTGATTATTTAGTAATTGCTGGCGGCGGAAGCGGAGGTGGGGGACCATCTTCAGTTGGCGGCGGAGGCGGCGGAGCAGGCGGCTATAGAGAATCAGGAGGACAAGCTTCGGGTTGTTATACTGTTTCTCCATTAGGTTCATGCGTTGCTGCTGTTCCAGTTTGTGCACAAGGATATCCAATCACAGTTGGTGGTGGAGGATCTGCTGCGCCAGGAAATGGAAATTCTGGATCAAATTCAGTTGCTTTTTCAATAACTTCTGCTGGAGGCGGTGGAGGAGCGGATTTTCCTTACCCTATATGTGGAAATCCAGGTGGATCCGGCGGTGGAACTGGAGGAGGAATTGGTACTCCAACACCAAACCCTAGTAAAGTTGGATTAGGAAATCAACCCCCTGTATCACCACCACAAGGAAGTAACGGAGGAGAAGTACACCCTCCTGGAGGCGGTGGTCAAGCAGGAGCTGGTGGTGGAGGAGCTACACAAGTTGGTTTTAATGGAGGTAATGCCCCACGTACGGGTGGAGCTGGAGGTACTTCATGTATTACAGGATCTCCTACAACAAGAGCAGGAGGTGGCGGAGGTGGATCTGGAGTGATTCCAACAACACCTGCGGGACCAGGGGGAGCCGGAGGCGGCGGAAATGGCGGCGGACAAGCGGGAACAACAAACACAGGAGGCGGCGGAGGAGCCGGCAATAATGGTGGTCAAGCCGGAGCTGCTGGTGGATCTGGCGTAGTAATTATAAGGTACAAATTTCAATAACATGGCACACTTTGCAAAAATATCTGAAGAAAACGTAGTGTTACAAGTTTTAACACTTGCAGATAAAGACTGTCAAAACGCAGAAGGTGTTGAAACAGAATCTGTTGGACAATCTTATTTAGAGACACATAATAATTGGCCTGCAAATTTATGGATTCAAACATCCTACAATACACAAGCTAATCAACACTTAAGTGGTGGCACACCTTTTAGAGGTAATTATGCTGCCATTGGTGGGACATGGGATTCTGAAAACAATATATTTTGGCATAAAAAACCTTATTCAAGTTGGGTAAAAAACACAACAACAGCTTCTTGGGAATCTCCTTTAGGGGCAAAACCTACTTTGACAACAGAACAAATTAATGACAATAAAGACTATTTTTGGAATGAAACAGGACAATCTTGGGATTTAAAACAATGGAGTGTTGAACAAGGAACTTATATAGACGTTTAATTAAAAATAGTATATATTATAGAAAGAATGAAATACATAAAAGAAAGAATTTTTCCAACTAGCATATACATATTAGATAATGTTTTAGATCAAAAAAATATTAATAATATTAAAGAGAATGTGTATTTATTGTACAATAAAAATAAATCAGACATTTGGCAATCAAAATCAGGACTACAAAATAAATTTGAATACAAAATTTTGTGCAAAAAAATTAAAGATTTAACAAAAATAATTTTTGAAGACTATAAATATTGTTATGATTCTTTTAACATAACAGATATGTGGGCAGGTATTTTAAAACCCAAAGAATTTCATAGGCCGCACTCTCATACAAATTGTATTTTCAGTGGAACTTATTACGTTGAGTCTGATGAAAAAAGTCCAATTTGGTTTTGTGATCCAAAAAATGTTTCTGGAATAATGCCCTCTACTAAAGAACAAAATATTGATAATTCCACCATATGGTATTACCCCTCTATAGAAAACAGATTAATTGTTTTTCCATCCTGGTTACAACACTATGTTTCTACAGTGAATTCTAATAAAAATAGAACTTCCATTTCTTTTAATATAATGTTAAAAGGTAAGATAGGTTCTCACGCACAATTTAATTCTATGACCATATGAATGATATAAAGAAAACAAAATTTTTTGAGTTAAGTATGTATGAGGGTAAAGTTCAAATGCCAAAAGGATTTGAAATAAACTCTGATGTTTTAATTAGCAAACTTTTTCAAGAAAATTTATTAGACAACAAGTTTAGATCTTCAAAAGAATTTGATAAAATAAACTCCTACATTATAGAGTATATATATGTTCAACACGAAGTGCCTTTTCGGTTTGTAGACACATGGGGAAATTATTACAAATCAAAAACAGTAACTCAACCCCTAAGACAATTTAATCCGTCTTTTCCTGGAGAAACAGGAAACTTAGTTTGTTTGTATGGAATAGATGTTTCAAATTGTTTTATTAGATTACAATATACAGATAACAAAGATGTAAAATGTAGTGAGATAGTTGAGCTTAAAAAAAATAATTTTGTTATTTTTCCAGCTAGTTTTGTTTATCAAATATCTTCTTTTCAAGAAAAAAATTTTAACTTTATACAAACTATAATTTATGATGCTTTCTAATTATTATTGGATTTTTAAAAAAGGTTTAACAAATAAATTTTGTGATGAAATAGTAGAATACTCTTTGTCTCAAAAAGATAACATTGCTACAACAGGTGGCTATGAAAAAAAATTGTCTAAAGAAGATTTAAAAAAATTAAAAGGTAGTATTAGAGACTCCAACATAGTCTGGCTTAACGAAAACTGGATATATAAAGAAATTCATCCTTTTTTAATAGAGGCAAATAAAAAAGCAGGATGGAATTATAATTGGGACTATTCTGAAAGTTGTCAATTTACAAAATACAAAATAGGTCAATATTATACTTGGCATACAGATACTATTACTAATGCTTCCGATGGTAAGATAAGAAAAATTTCTATGTCTTGTGTATTGTCGGATAGTAACGAATATGAAGGGGGAGAGTTTGAGTTTGATTTTAGAAACTACAATCCCAACATGAGAGACGAACATAAACACGTTCATAGAATTAATAATAAACTACCCAAAGGTTCCATAGTGGTGTTTCCTTCTTTTATATGGCACAGGGTAAAACCAGTAACATCAGGCACAAGGTATTCTCTTGTATCCTGGCATGTTGGAGATCCTTTTAAATAATGTTGTACCCAACTTCCGTAATTGATAATTTTTTTCCTAATCCTGATGAAGTGGTTAAATTTAGTAAAAGTCTAGATTTTAAAAGAGATGCTACTTCTGGTAAATGGCCTGGAGAAAGAACAAACTTAATACATAAAATTGATGCAAATTTTTTTCAATATACAACTACAAAAATTTTGAGTTCAATATTTTTAAATAATTTATCTAATATAAACTGGGAGGCACAACAATATTTTCAAAAAGTTCCTTGTGAGGGGGATGTAAAACAAGGTTGGGTTCATAATGATTCTAACCAACAATTAACAGCTATTGTTTATTTATCAAAACATAAAGGTTGTGGGACCTCCATATATCGAAAAAATAGTTTTTTTAACGGACTTAAAAATTATCAAATAAAAGAAGAATACTATTCTCAAAACAAAAAATTTGATAAAAAATACTATCAAGCTTTAGAAGAAAATAATTCTTGTTTTACTAAAACTATAGAAGTTGAAAGTGTGTACAACAGACTAGTATTGTTTGATGGTGCACAATGGCATGGTGTTAATGGTTTTTATGATAAAAATATTTCTGAAGATAGACTAACTTTAATAACTTTTTTTTATGACATAAGAGGAAACAATTTAAAATTTCCTATTTCAGAAATGAATAGGGTTTTGTAATGAAAATTATAATAGTAGGTGGAGGGAGTGCGGGTTGGATGACAGCAGCAACCTTACAGTCTCAACTACCTCAACATCAAATAAGTTTAATAGAATCAAAAAACATATCTATTACAGGAGTGGGAGAAAGCACTTTAGGAAGAATTAAAGACTGGACTCGTTTATTAAAAATAGAAGACAAAGACTTTATGAAAGACACTGATGCTAGTTATAAACTATCAATTAAATTTACGGACTTTTATAAAAAAAAATCACAATTTCATTATCCTTTTGGTCCCCCTGAGCTTGAAGGAAATGCTGCTTTTTTAAATGATTGGTGGTTTAAAAAATTATCTAATCCAAAAACGTCTAATTCAGATTATGCAGAATGCATTTTTCCAACACAAATGGCTTACGTTAATCAAAATAAATTTGATACAAGTCGAGAGCATGCATTTCATTTTGATGCCGTAAAGTTTGGCATTTGGTTAAGAGATAATCGTTGTAAAAAAGTAAAACACATAATTGATGATATTGTATCTGTTGAACAAGATAAAAATGGAATAAAATCGTTAAACAATAAATATAAAGCAGATCTATATATAGATTGTACAGGTTTTAAATCTTTGTTGTTAGGACAAAGTTTAAAAGAACCTTTTGAATCTTATGCTGATATGTTGCCTAATGATTCTGCTTGGGCTACAAGAATAAAATATAAAAACAAAGAAAAAGAACTAGTTTCTTATACAAACTGCACAGCTATTCAAAATGGTTGGGTGTGGAATATTCCTCTTTGGTCAAGAATTGGCACTGGGTATGTTTATTCTAGTAAATTTGTAGATGACGAAACAGCATTAAAACAATTTAAAAAACACCTTGGTCAAGAAGATCTAGACTTTAAAAAAATAAAAATGAGAGTGGGAATTCACAATCGATTGTGGGTTAAAAATGTAGTTGCAATCGGTTTGTCTGCTGGATTTATAGAACCATTGGAAAGTAATGGACTGTTCACTGTTCATGATTTTTTATGGCATTTACTTAGAAGCTTACGAAGAGACAAAGTAACTCAATGGGAAAAAGATAATTTTACTTATAGGTGTAAAAAAACTTTTAAACAGTTTTCTGAATTTGTAGCAATGCATTATGCTTTATCTATTAGAGATGACACTGAGTATTGGAGAAATTGTTTCAATAAACAATGGTGCGATAAACTAATTAATTTACAACAAGATCACCTTGTTGGGTTTCAATCATTGGCTCACAATAAGTTACATGATTTTCATTTTGACCAAAGAGGTGCTATGCATTGCATAGCAGCAGGTATGGATTGGTCGCCAACCGATATAACCACATTAATATACAATAATTATAGAAGCATAGAAAATATGAAAAAAGATTGGATACCTATAATAGAAAGACTAAATAATAAAAAACAGAATGCAATAAAACAAACAAAAAGTAAAATAAATTTACTTGATTATTTAAAAAAATATATTTATATATAAAAATGAAAGTATGAAAAATTATAGTTATTTTAATGTTCCAATTTGGGTAGAGCAAAAACCAGAGTTTGTTAAGTCATTAATACATTCTTCCAATAAATATATTACTGATGCTAAAAAAAGAAATAAGGAGCATATAAAAAAACATGGAGATTTTGGAATTAGTCATCATTCTACAACGCTTCTTTTAGATAATAATTTTATTGATTTTAGAGATTATGTTGGTCAAAAGTCTTGGCAATATTTAGATCAACAAGGATATGATATGTCTAAATATCAAATAATGTTTTCAGAATTGTGGGTTCAAGAGTTTGCTAAAAAAGGAGGGGGTCACCACAGTGCTCATGTGCATTGGAACCAACATGTTTGTGGTTTTTATTTTTTAAAATGTAGTAATCAAACTTCCTATCCAGTTTTTCATGAACCTAAAACTGGAGCAAGAGCTACAAAATTAGACATGAAACCAAATATAAAAGGTATTTGGCCTGGACACGAGTTAGTTCATTACTTACCACAACCAGGAACATTAATAATTTTTCCAGGTTATTTAGAACATGAATTTTCTTTAGACTACGGCAAAGAACCTTTTAGGTTTATACATTTTAATATACAAGCAGTTCCAAAACAAATGGCTAAAGATGTTTAAAAAAAATAAATACGAAATTATAAGACAAGCCATTAGTAAAGATTTAGCTTTATATCTATACAATTATTTTAGAATAAAAAAACAAGTCTACGATACTTTTCTACAACACAGATACATTTCACCTTACGAAAAAGCTTTTGGTTATTATGAAGACAAAGATGCTCAAATTCCAAATACTTATTCTAATTATAGTGACATAGCTATGGAAACCTTGATGTTAAAATGCCAACCACAGATGGAAAAAACAACTGGTTTAAAACTATATCCATCTTATACTTATGCAAGAACATACAAAAAAGGTGATGTGCTATATAGACACAAAGATAGATTTAGTTGTGAGATATCTACAACCATGAATCTTGGTGGTGATGATTGGCCTATATTTATAGATCCCACAGGAGAAACAGGAATAGAATCTGGACACGATCAATCGGTTAAACTAAAGAAAAATGCTAACAAAGGAATTAAAGTTAATTTAAAACCAGGAGATATGTTAGTGTACAGAGGTTGTGATTTAGAACATTGGAGGGATAAATTTAAAGGCACAGAGTGCGTGCAAGTTTTTTTACACTATAATAATTCTAAAACACCTGGAGCAAAAGAAAATATTTTTGATAACAGAAAACATGTAGGATTACCTTCTTGGTTTAAAGGAGTAAAGTGAATATAACAAATATAACAGGTGTGGATTTTAAAGCTATTCCAATAAAAATATACACTACAGATTATTTTATTCCCACAAATGAAATAAAAAATTTAAAGAAAATATGCTGTTATAAAGATAGGCCAGATAATAACGTTAAATTATCTAAAAATATGAATGTATTAAAACATAAAAAATTAAAAGACTTAAATCAACTATTTAAAAAAGTAGCTAATCACTACTTTAAAAATGTTTTAAGTTTAAAAAATAATTTTGTTATGACAAGTAGTTGGAGTAGTTTAGCTAAAAAAGGAGACTGCCATCACACACATAATCATCCAAATATTATTTTTAGTTTAATTTATTATGTTACAAGTAATAATGGTAAATTGGTAGTTGGAAACACTAAATCTTCTATACAGGAAAATTTAAATTTTGATTATGAAATTGATAAATATAATATATATAATTCTTCGAGTTGGACTATAGAGCCTAAAAAAGGAAATATAATAGCCATTTTGGGGGATTTAGTTCACAGAACTTTACCTCACGAAGGGAATCAAGATCGAATAATTATAGGTGCAAACTATTTTTTAGATGGCTATATAGGCCTTCATAATGACCGTTATTCTGCTTTTAAAATAAAAACCTCTGGTATATAATGCTAGAGCTATGCTACAAAAAATAGGCTTTCAACCAGGTATTAATAAACAGGTTTCACAAACAGGTGCTGAAGGGCAATGGGTTGATTGTGACAATGTTAGATTTAGATATGGTTCGCCTGAGAAAATAGGGGGTTGGAATCAACTAGGCAACGTTAATCAAAATGAGTTGACAGGTGCGGGCCGTGGACTTCACCATTTTGTCAATAGTTTAGGTAGAAGATACGCAATTATTGGCACAAACAGAATTTTATATGCATACTCTGGAGGTGTGTTTTATGACATA